TTATTTTTGTAAACTTTTGTAAATGCCGACCATTTTTTTGATTAGCTCGGGTCTTGATATGCTTTCCGTCGCGCAAATGCTATCTAAATCATCAGCTAAATCTGGCTTTAGCTTTAGTGTGATTGTCTTGTAGTTTTCTGTAGCGTATCGGTTTGAGTTGTTATTGATTGCTTTTTTGCGGTCTGCGCTTAGTTTGCTGTAGATCATTTATCCTCCTTATTTGTCGCCAAATCTAACCACGCCCAAGCGATACAACGCTCAAAATCGGCGAAGAGTGACAAGTTAAACATATCGTCTAATTGTATATTTTGATTATGTAGTTTAACCGCGCAGAACGGGACTTCGGGTGCATTGCCTTGCCCGCCTACCAGTTTCCATGCCTGTCGATTGTGCCGGCTCTCGCGGCATACCACGAAATTAACGAGATCAGTATGATTAAAATTATCATCCGTTTTGCTGATGACAAACTCGCATAATTTGCTGTGATGTTTGCCCACGCGACAAGTGTATTTTGTGTCAAAAATCCCGCGCAGTTGCCCGTCTAGCATATCTTTTACCCATTGTTTGAGTTGTCCGATTAATTCCGACGGCACCTCACTTTTGGGGCTTTTGCGCGCATGTCCCGTGTCAACTGTGACGTGATAAATATATTGCTCTTTTGTTTTTTGCGGTTGCTGATTGCCAAGTTTGATCTCGCACGGCAGCGTGATGTAGTCATTAAGCGAACCAAGATAGATAATGATTTTTGTTGATTCAAAATGCGGTGTAAAATCCAACTGTTTTGCTTTATCAATGCACAGACTAAACGGGCAGTCCGAGCCGTCCTCAAACACAATATCAATATTGTTTGGATAACCTTGACGCGCCGGTGGCTCAAACGTCACCGACTTAGCCGTCTCAATATCCGGCAGCCACGCACCCAAGTGCGCGGTCGGCAGAAACAAGCGCAAGGCTTTACTGTGTCGGCTTAAATAAACCAATCCGCGCTGATTGTACTCACTGTGCCAAAAGTTAGTTTCGGCGACATGTCCGTCGCCGTTTTTGCCGTTTGCTATTGTTAGCATAATTTATCCTTTTTTATTTTTTGTCGGTGATTTAATTCGACGTTTATAGCGTACTCAATCTCATCGCAAAAATCCTCAAAACCAAAATCACCCACGCCGTCGCGCTCAAGACAATCAAGCTCCTCGTCTGACAATCCGCGTCCGTAGTTGTTGTGTTGATGTAACTCTACAAGACTGCCGTCATCTCTGCATAAATAACTATTACAATCCGCAAAACAAGACTCAAACAATGTATTGTCGTCTAAATCTAAGTATAATCGGCTATGCGTGCTTCCGCCACAACCGATTAAATAATCGCGATAATAATTAATTAATACTGCGCTATTGTTACCCATATCCAATAATTCTTTTGCTGTCATTTTTATTCTCCTTTGGTTTCTAATTCCCGCCCCTTGCGAGGCGGTGCTTATTATTTAAATGGTATCAGTCCATTTGTCACCGTCTTTGTAGCTGATTTCGCTAACCAACAAACCATTAGCGTTTAGACTATAGATTGTGCCAATTTTTAACACTGTGCCGTAAAACACTTGGCGTCTTGTTGCTTCGCGTTTTGCATCAGCTAAAGTTTTTGCTTTTAATGCTTCGGCTTGACGGTAAGCTTTGCGGTCGTTTGTTTCGGTGAAATAATAAGTTGTCATAATGTTTTCCTCTTCCGCTTTGTTAATCAAGTATAGGCTGCGGTGCGGGGTCCGTCTTGTCTATGTGTTGTATGTTACATAACATACATTTTAAACGCAAGCATTATTTTGTAAAGTTATCGTAAATATTTTTAAAGCCAATAAAAAAGCCCTTTAAATGATGTTTAAAGGGCTTGAAGTTAGAACTTGTAAACTAAATTATCCTCGTACTCGCCGTGATAATTAAGATTAGTCTTAATTGCAATGCGTTGCGCGCCGTCGAACGCTTGCCAGTTATGTACCTTATCCGTCTGCATGTACTCAATAAAGCGCACAAACTCCGATTTAGTCGAGGAGAAGAAGATATACGGCGGTCGGGTGATATTGACTAAGCGCAGGAAGTCGATTAAGTCAAAATAATGCGCCTGCTTGTAGCTCTCTTGTTTAGTGCATAAATAGGGTGGGTCAAGCACAAATAACGTCTTTTTGTCTGCGATAAACTGCGGGAGCAACGTATGAAACGACTCGCTTGTCACCTCAATCCCGTCCAAATAGCCTTCCGCGCGCGGATAGTCGCTTTGACGGATACAACACCAAAAGTCTTTTTTAAAGAGATCATCAAATGTTGCAACCTGCTGCCCGGAAAACAACAACCAGCTTGACAAGCTCGCTAAATCTTTGTAGCCGTCAAATGCGTTAATTGTTGCAATAATCTTAGTTTTGAGGGCTTTGTCTGTAATACGTTTTTGCGACGGCACGTCACGCAATAACGCATGAATTTGCCCACGCAAGCGGTTAATGTCATCAATATGCTTTAACCGTTCGGCATAGCCGTCAAAGTCGTTATAAATCACGCGCGCGGCTGGCTTGAGTTGTTTAGCGGTGTGACTTAATAATCCTGAGCCGCCGAATACATCTACAATCGTCCAGCCCTCACCATCGCCCACGATATGCTCATTTAAAACGGCTTTAAAATGATTTAAAAACATGCGCTTTTGACCCGTAAACGGGAGTGGAGCTTGTTTAAACATCGCGCGCTCCTTGTTTGTCCGGCATTGTAAGTCCTTATTTTGCTTTTTTCCTTTTTTTATCTAAAAGTGCGGTCATTTTTTATTGTGTTTTGAAAGCTAATCTCCTCCTGCGCGCAATATAATATCGGTAAACGCAATCGCGTTATTACGCAACTCGCCGATAGGATTAACCCTGAATCGGATCTCCGTTACATCAGCCGGCAAGTCATCAGTCACCTGTTGCGGATGCCACTCGCTCTTGTCGTAATTACCAAATTGTTGTGATAACAACTCTTTGACTAATCTGTCCCCCACATATAACTGCACGGCAACCGTACAAAGCCCCTTGCGCTGATTATATGAGCCGACTTTATACGACAATGCAAATCGCTTGTATTGTCCTGCTGTCAATGTAAACGCATGATAAATCTCACTATCTGACTTAGCATATGACGATAACATGACGTATTTACCGCCCGGCATATCGTTATCATCATAATGATTAACAAAGTTATTGCCTTTGCTAAATGCTCTGTTATAGTCCCACGCGCTTAATAATTGCATCACGCCAGCAAGCGCAAATTGATAGCCCCACAAGCTCCGCAAGCCGTTTTTGACGCTATATAAGCTAATTTTGTCAAATTGCTCGCCGTCGATTTTTGCCGCGTCCGGATAACTAAACTGCGCCTCACGGGTGGTAATTTTGCGCACAACGTTACCGCCGTCTAATAGCGTAATCTCATAGCTGACGCCATCGCCGAGGAGCGTGCTGTCGTCCGAGTGCGGAATCAGTTTGTCCGCTTGTACGTCGCGGTCGCGGTACGCCCAGCTCAACACAAAAAGGACGGGCTTGCCGTTGTTGAGTTGTTAATGTCAACACCTCGGCTTTGCTCTCATCAAGCGTCTGTTGCGCGGTGCGAGTGAGTAACTTAACGTTAAGTCGCTCATTGACCGTATATTTGCTCTCGTCCGTCCCTGCGGCGAGTAAGTAACACCACGCCACCGCGTCCGCTTTGTGCGCTTGCGGAACGGTATCCGCGCAACCTCGCCCCACGGTCATTGTGCCGGTTTTAAAATCCACGGCATCAATCTTGATAATCTCATCATCAACAATGAGTGCTAACGCGCCCGCAACCGCCGCATAATCGCCCTCAAGCTTGATTTTAATGTTTGTTTGATACGGGCTCACAGGCTCCAGCAATCGCACAAACGGCGTAAATGACCCCATGGCGGTTTGCGTATAGCCACCGCCCACATCAACAAGCATGTCGTAGCCCACCGAAAGCGCGGTGGGTTGCGCGCCCAACGCCCACACAAAACAATCCGTCGGCTTAACAAACGCGCGCTCTGCGTCCGATAACACAAGCGGCAACACATGATACGGCACCTCAATTAAGCGCGCCTGCTGAATCGGATTGGCGGTATAATCGGGCGGAATGTAAAGGGATTCGCCCTTTTGCGTCGAGTAATTAGCCGCGGGCAAGCCGAATACATCTTGGATACAAGTTGCAATAATTTCGCCGTCGTTGCCGTTTTCAAGTTTGCCCACGCGGAACACCACGTCAACAATATCGCGGTCGGGCAAATTGACGCGCACAACATCACCGGGCTTAAGTTCAGATGCGCGCATATCAAATACAATCTTAAGACGCGTCAATCCGCTTGCCACAAGCTCCAAATCCCGCGCAAGGCGCGCGGCTAAGTCAAACGTCGGCACGCCTTTGTATTCCACCGTTTTGCTTATCACCCCGTGCATGCGCACGGAAGCGATATTATTGGCGATAGCTTGGTCGTCGCGATTGCTTACCGGCTCACGATACTTAACAATCACTTGATTCGGCTGCTTATCCGTTGCGCCGCTGTCATCATCACGCACCGATAAAATCCCGTTGTCGTAATTAAACACCGGTAAATCCTCGGGCTTGTAATCGCGTCGAATAAGCTTAATGGTTTGTTTGCCCGTTTCTACGTTGTCATATTGTGCCGCGCCGATATGATCTACAATTTGCTGGATAAACTCTTTAATCGACGTTTGACGGTTGTAGCGGATACACAAGCCGAATCCCTCTTCATACAACGTATCCGCCGCTTTTTTGTAACTATCCAAATCTAAATCGGATAATTCTTTTTTACCGCCCCAACTCTTATTTGTGGCGCACTCAACTAAGATATGCGCGGGATTCATGGCGTGGATTGCACGCACATTTTCTTCTTGTTCCGGCGTCAACCCTTTAATTTTTAGATTGTCGTTACGCAGCATGATTTTCGCTTTTTCCAGATACCACACCGCGCCGTCATGCCAGCCTTTATCACTGCGCCGCACGCGATAACTGTGTTTTTTTGGGTATGCGTTATAGCAACTAATCAACCCGCTATAAACCGTAGTCACAATGCCGCGAAAGCCCGGAATCTGGTCTTTCTGATCTAATTCGCCCGGAATAATATCGCCGTTTGAAAAAAAACTTATCGCTCTCAAAATATCTCGGTGATCTAATGCGTTTTCCACCGCCAAACACCGCACCGCTTAGATAGGCTGGGTTTAAAATGCCTTTTAGCAGATTAATCAGCATTTGGCTCGGTTTTTGGTCTGGCTCGCCCATTAAGATTTCCATGCGCCCTTGGATTCCGCCTTCGCCGCCCGTATTATCCCCGCCAAATAAATTAGGCTTATTAATAAAAATGGCTTGAGATTGTGTAATTTCGCCCGGCTTACCGACATATGCCGTCTTATCGTCCACGCGGATTTCAACGATCTCGTTGACAGGACCGCGCCCAAGTCCGGAATGAATATCCCAGTAGTAGCGATAACCAACCGTGACCGGTCCACCTTTTTTACCGCCCATTATTTAGTCTCCTTGCGTGCCTCAATCGCCGCACTGACGCATTTACGGGCAAACACACTGCCCGTGTCTAACAGCACAGAAGAATCAATGCCGTGCGCTAAAAAATCGGCATAATCCAACCCCTCACGCACAAAAAACGCCTCCACGCCTGCGGCGCAAAACTCCATGCGGCGCATGTCTTGCATTGTGATAGTGATATTGTCCATAACTTATCCTTTTTTAATCTCAGTTGTGCGATAATTTCCGTATGCCAACACCTGCCAATCCTCAGTCCAACAATCGCCGAAAAATACGCATTGTGGCGTCCCCTCGTCGATTTGCGGAAAATTCCAATCTTTTGCCCCGACCGCCTCGGGGCTGTTGTTTGACTGCTTGCGGGCGGTGGCTTGGCTGACAAGATAGCTGATAGCCACCACGATTACCGCGCGCACGATTGCCCATCCGATTGCTGCCCACATAAATCCCTCCTAAAATACTCTTGAGCCGTCATACGGGGATTTTGTCGGCATATGCGGAATCCCCCCAAAATTAAGCATGTTGTTAAATTTTTTAAGGCACGTTTGCGCCCGCCCGTCGCACCCCGGATAGACTTTAATCACGGTGCCAATGGATAGTTTTTGCGTCCCGCCCATGAGCGTTAATTTATTATGCTCATGCACGGTCACCGCGCGGGTCTCAACCACACCGTCATCCAGCCATTCGATAAATCCCGCATTAAACCAGCCTTGCGGTAAGTTTTGCGGTAAATCCACGGTGATTGATACACCGTCCATCGCAGTGATAGATAATCCTGCTACGGCAAAGTTACCCAGCTTAACTTTGCAATCCGTGTCATAGAGTGTATAAGGGCAGTTGCGACCCCATGTTAAGCGCAATCCGGCGCTTTCCATGGTTTCTGACAAGCCCGCGGAAATCAGTTGCGTAGTTTGGATTTCGGGGCGTTTTGCCTCAATTATCGTGCCAATCCACACAATCCTAATCTCGCTATCCATCCAGTTTAGACGCATGATTGTAAGCGTAACTGTTTGACTTGGCGGAATCCCGCGATATAAGCGCGCCACGGGATTGTTGCTTGGCATTTTGATTGTCACCTTGCCTTCGCCCGCTGCGCTTCGCTCGTCGCTCATTGCCACCGCAAGCCACTTCTCGCCGTTAATCTCTAAATCTTGGTCGGCGTCGCAAAATCGCCAGATTTTCTCGTTGTTGCCGCGCACAAATTGATACAAATTCACCGGTTGCCCGTCGGCGATTGAGTGTGTTTTGTCTAAATAGCTCATTGTTTTAAATCCCGTTTAAAAGCCGTTTAAAGTGCGGTTAAATCTCAAGCTCGTCGCGCAAACCGCGAAAACTTACGCTCACTGTTGCCACCCCGTCCGCGTCGGTGTGATGTACCCAGCTTATGGTGTCGCTATCAAGCCGCGATAGCGTCAAAAAGGAGATTTTTAGTATCTCGCTTTGCTTGATGTGCAGCGTCTCGCCATCTAATGCCAAGCGCTCGGTGTTACTGTCAACTACGGCTGCCGATACAATGCGACGATAAAAAATCCGCCCGTCGGTGCATTCAATTCGCACGTCTTGCCGTCCCGTTTGTTTTTGCAATGCCGCGGTGTAATTAATAAACGCGATGTCTAACGTTTTGCCCAGTAAATCACCCACAGGCGTCACGTCAGTCGCGGACGTTGCAACCCAAATCGCACGCTGACGCCCGCGCAAGTAGTAAAAAAGATTACGCAGCTTGCGTTGCATATCGCGGTCGGACAAAACAAAGCGGTAATTGGTGAGTTGGAATGCCTTGTTTGCGGTGTCTAAGTAATACGGCAAGCCCGTCTCGTTATCTAACCTTTTGATTAATCGCATATATTGCGCGGTGATGTCTTCCGACCACTCCGAGGTCGGTTCAAGCACAGGATGGTTGCGGTAGGTCGGCAAATGCGCAATATCATCTTGCCAGCCGTTATGCTCACTAATTTGCAACCGCACTTGTGCCGTCGCCGCGCCGTCGCTCAATCTCGTCACAATCGGCATATCCGTCAGCACCGCGGCGCGAAGCGGATAAACAAGCGTAAAAGCACGGTCAAAATTGCTGACGATGGCGCGTTTAAGTGTGAGTTTATCCGGTGCAATAGCGGTAATCTCAACCATTTCTTTTTGCGCACCGGCAACTAACAGCGCGCGCCCTTGCACGCTAAAATCCCGCCCTGTGGTGTCTAAATGGATTTCCGCCTTGCCTGCGGTCACAGATTCGGCAAGCCGCGTAGCGTCGGTGTAAATCGGCAGCGACCACACCCGCGAGCCGTAGCCGTAAAGCGCGCTTTCAAAAGCTTGACGCGCCACCGCACTTAACGCCACTTTAAACTCAAAGGTGCGGCGCGGGGATAAGCGGCGCGCAATGCGTTGCTCCGCGCCCGTCACCGATTGATGTACACGGGTCAAAAACTCCAGATTTTCGGTGACGTTATCGCCCCAATCCGGCGCAAACGCCCAATCAGTGGAGCGGGAGCCGGTAATATGTAGCGTAATGGGATTTTTACCTAAAAAATTAAAGGTTACGACGCAATCAATCACCGGCGTGCCCTGCATACCCACTTTAATCGTCCACTTTTTAAGCGCGAGTGCGTTAAATGTCCCTGATGTCGGACCGTTTAACTCAATCCCCTCACCGCCAACCACGGAAACGGAAAGCAATTTGACCGCACTTTTGTTAGCATTCCAGACTTGCACACTGAAAGTCTGCTCCGTTGAGATTGAACCAAGATTGACGATATGAGGGATAACATAAATCCGACTATATAAATCCACATAATAGTTACGCGCGATATGTGCACGAGTCGGCTGTGTTAAGTCTGCTTGTATGCCGTTTGTCAGCTCACCCGCAAGTAATTTGCGTGGGGGCGCAAGAATGCGCTTATCCGCACCGCGATAAGTTGTCAACCCGTCAAGATAACCCGTATCTTTAAGCGCGCCGGATTGTCCTTTTCTTGCTTTAAATGCAGTAATATCAGCCATTTGCGTTACTCAACAATACGATACGCCACGCCTTGCACGCCGGAGTTGTTTTTACCCTCCTCGATATATGCCACATTGCGCGCGTCATACTGTGCACTCGGGATAATCATCCAACGCTCGCCGGTAATCGTCAGGATTTGACGCGGCTGAATGCCGCGCATCGTACACTCGTAACGGTCGGGCAAAATTCCCAAGCGGCGGAATACACCGTCTATACCGTGCGCTATCAAGCTGTGTGGACATGGGATAAGCACTTGACCGAATTTTGATTGGGAGTAATTAACAAGAATCGCGTCCGGGTGATAAGTGCTAACATTTGTAGACATAGATGCGCGCCCGAGTGTCAATATATATTTGCCATAATCGCGTTTATTTAGATCGTTATAGTCATTGACGGCGTTAGGCGCAAAATACCACGGCGACTTTGTATCACCGCCAATTCCGTCTGCGCGTACCACAGCCTGATTGCCATTCGCCCCCGGCGAAAACCCGTAGGCATGGTCGGAATTTTGATAATACGCGTAATTGTTTGTGATATATGTACCGTAAGCATATTGCCCGCCAACGTAGTCTCCCTCTTTATCAAGCGTGCCAATCCCAAAATGGCGGAAACGCTCCGCTTCGATTTGCACAACAACATGTAAATATTGGGCGGTGCAAAAAAAATCATAAGACACATAATTGCCTTTGTGTAACTGTGTTGTCGCAGTATTAACCTCTCCATAAGCGTTAGCGTGTGAGCTGCCCGGTTGCTCCGTGCGGCTCTTATTATTGTTAAATCCGGTATTTGCCAAGGTAAAAAACACATTATTGTTTGTGTTTAAATACAACACCCAAAACCCATCTTTATTATGCAAATAAAGCTCGTTATCCACCGCTTTATCAACCACCCAGCCTTGTGCTTGCGCAAACTCGGCAAGTTTAATCAGCAACTCGTTTAGTGTTTTTGCCGTCCCTGTTTGATACGCCATCTTACGCCCCCGTCTCTATGACAAAGTAATCTTTGGTGCCGACTCTAAATCCGCCGTTAAACACCACGCCACGCCGCCCATCGGCAATCGTGACGTTATCGCCCGCCGCACGTTGCAAGCCGGGAATCCAATACACTCCGTCCATTGCGCCCCATCGATTACCGCCTTGGCTAGATTTGCCGGTGCTAAAAAACTCAACTTGTAATAACGGATAGCTTCCGCCTGCAGATGCCCCCATTTTTGTCATGATTTGCGGCTGCATATAGCCGCTATAAAGATAAAAATTGCCCATCGGATACAAAAACTGAGAGGAGGAATCTGTCGTGATATTTTTGTAGTTTTGCCCGTAAAAATCTCGCCAAGTCTGGTCCGGTGTCATCAGCCAGCAATTACCATAGGACGGATTAACTATCGACGAATGATACTCGTTGGATTGCGAATACCGGATAAAGACTGCACTATTAGTATCGGACACCAATGGCGCGCTGCCCGCAATACAAAGCGGGTATGGATATTCTGTCGGCGGCACGGTTGGCAAAATAAAGCCCAAATACGCACTAGAGCAAACCTGCGAAATACGGGTGACAATTTTGCAACAACGCCCGTCCGCAACGATGTGATACTCAATCGGGCGGCTATCCGCAAACAATGCCACACCCGGCGACGGATTAATCAGCCCGCCGTGGATTGCGGTTGGCGTGACAAAGCTTGGAGCTGAATTTACAATCCAAGTGCAACAAAAAAAAGAAGTACTCAT